AACTGCAAAGAGAGAAGAATGTAGAATTATATGGACAATGCCACGAAAAACTGCACTACCAGCATATGAGAGTGTGGGATTTAATAAGATTGGGGGATGGATAGATAAGGGCGTTGAATTTGGCCCAAACTGTATTGCAATAAAACAAATCTTATAAATATATAAAAAAGGATAACTCCACATGGCCATACCTACAAGTAAATCAACATTTAAATCGTATTGCCTGAGAGCATTAGGTTCTGGGGTTATTGATATTAACGTATCAGACGATCAGACAGATGACCGTATTGATGAAGCTCTTCAGTATTTTGCACAATATCATTATGATGGTATTGAGAAGATGTATCTCAAACATCTGATTACTGCTGCAGATGTTGCAAGAGGAACAGAAAATGTATCCTCAACTGGAACTGATACAGTAGACAGCACTATTACTGATACATTCCTAGAGGGTAGTAATTTTATTCCAATGCCCTCTGCTGTTGTGTCAGTGATACAAGTCTGGCCGTTCACAGGTACAGGTGGTGGTTCCAACATGTTTGATGTTCGTTACCAGTTGCGCCTTAATGACTTGTATGACCTATCTTCTACTTCTGTTATTCAGTATCAGATGGCGATGGATAACCTAGACCTTCTAGAACACATTCTTGTTGGTGAAACACCAATCCGATTTAACCAACATCAGAATCGTCTTTATATTGATGGGGATTGGACAAATGACTTTGTTGCGGGTGAAGACTATATTATTGTAGAATGTTATCGTAAAATAGACCCAACAACATTCACAGATATTTATGATGATATTTTTCTAAAAAGATATGCAACTGCTCTTATTAAGCAACAGTGGGGTGCAAACCTATCCAAGTTCAGTGGTGTTGCGATGCTGGGCGGAGTTACTATGAATGGCGAAACTATCTATTCACAGGCACAGGAAGAGATTAATAAGTTGGAAGAACAAATTCAACTTACCTTTGAGTTGCCAGTTAATTATATGATAGGTTAATTAATGGCGGTTAATAAACATTTTCATACAAGTGGTGTAGCTGCAATTGCAACTGAGCAATCCCTATATGCTGATTTAGTTTCAGAAGCTATTCATCATAGAGGACACTCTGTGTATTATCTTGACCGCACATTAGTTGCAGAAGATACAGTTCTTGGTGAAGATTCACTATCCAAGTTTAATAAACAAGCTTCTATTGAAATGTATATGGAGGATTCTGGTGGTGGTTTTGCTGGCCAACGAGAACTGATGTCCCAGTTTGGTTTACAGAACCTTAGTGAAGCAACCTTTGTTGTAAGTAGGACAAAGTTTCAAGAAAAAACAAAACAAATAGAGATAGAAACAGCAACAGATTCAACATCATCTGGTTCTATTCAGTTAGAATCTGGTACAATCACAACTTCTAGTGAAGTATTCTATATTGCAAATGAAACTGATGCGACTGATGCTGATCGTCCTCTAGAGGGTGATGCAATTTATCATCCAACATTAAAGAAATTGTTTGAGATTAACTTCGTGGATCATGATGAACCTTTTCATCAGTTAGATAATAATCCAGTATACAAGATGCGTTGTCGTTTGTTTGATTATGGCTCAGAAGAATTCAGTACTGGTATTACTGAAATTGATGCAATCTCAGATGATCTATCAACAGTAACTTCTGATTACCAGTTTACTCTTGAAAATGGATCATTTGTTGGCCAAGAATTAAGTATAGACATTGTTTTTATTGACCTCTCTTCTACAGCTATAACTTTGGATAGTACAGTAGCAGCAGCCGACCCTGCTTCATATGGTGAAAGTATCCTACTCGAATCTGGTGAGTATGATTTCCTTATAACAGAAGAATCCCCAAGTATTGGTGATGGAGTTATAGATAAGACCGCACAGAATGAATTGTTTGATACATTAGATGATGCAGTAATGGACTTCAGTGAGTCAAATCCATTTGGTGATGCAGGGGTTCCAAACTGATGACTACAGGTCAAATAAGTTCAGCTGAACAATCATTATACGCCAACTTGGTTGTAGAAGCAATTCAAATTCATGGCCATGATGTATATTATCTTGACCGTACACTAATTGCAGAAGACAATGTTCTTGGTGAAGATTCACTATCCAAGTTTAATACTCAGTCTCTTATCGAAATGTATATGGAAGATTCTGGCGGGGGTTATGCTGGAGAACAAGAACTGATGTCTCAGTTTGGTTTACAGAATTTAAGTGAAGCAACCTTTGTTGTAAGTAAAACAAGGTTCCAAGAGAAAACAAAACAGATACAGATTGAAGCAGCAACAGATTCAATATCATCTGGCTCTATTCAATTGGAGGCTGGTACACTTTCTGAATCTGTATTAGAAGGCGAGATATTTTATATTCTAAATGAAACTGATGCGACTGATGCTGATCGTCCTCTGGAGGGTGATGCGATTTATCACCCGATACTCAAAAAATTATTTGAGATTAACTTTGTAGATCATGATGAACCTTTCCATCAGTTGGATAATAACCCAGTTTATAAAATGAAATGTCGCCTGTTTGATTATAATTCAGACAATCTTGATACAGGTATCACAGATATTGACGCAATAGAAGATTCCCTATCAACTTCAACTTCTGACTATCAGCTTACTCTTGAACAGACAACTATTGTTGGACAATCGTTAACAATAGATAATGATTTCTTTACTGTTGATATAACAAATGTTACTAGTGATGCTGGAACAATCGGTGCAGGTCAAAACCCTGCTTCGTTTGGTGAAAGTATTTTATCGGAATCTGGTGGGGATGAATATATCATATTAGAAGACTCTCCAAGTATTGGTGATGGAGTTATAGATAAGACCGCACAGAATGAATTGTTTGATACATTAGATGACACAGTATTGGACTTTAGTGAGTCAAATCCATTTGGTGATGCAGGATCAATCCAGAACGTCTGAGAATAAAATAAATTCCGGCCGGAATAATCTATCAAAATGGAATTGACTAAATATAATGAATAGGGAGAATATATAATGCTAGGACAGCAGTTCTATCACGAAACAGTACGCAATATAGTTGTGGGTTTCGGAACAATTTTTAATAACATTCAGTTAGTTCGTAAGGATAATGCTGGAAAAGTTCAACAGACTATGAAGGTTCCCTTGGCATATGGTCCAAGGCAGAAGTTTCTTGTTCGCTTGAATGATGATCCAGACCTTAGTAAAGCAGTTGCTGTTACTTTGCCCCGTATCGGTTTTGAGATTACAGGACTTTCCTATGACCCCGCACGAAAGTTAAATCGTGTGCAGAAGTTCAAGAAAGTTGATACTGTAGATGTACAAAAATTGGACACGCAATATATGCCTGTTCCCTACAATGTTAATTTCCAACTTTATATTCTTGCAAAACAGTCAGATGATGCTCTACAAATTGTTGAACAGATTCTACCATACTTTCAGCCAGATTACACAATAACGATGAATGATAATGCTTCTATGGGGGTTAAAAAAGATATCCCTGTTATTCTAAACAGTATTAATTACGAAGATGATTATCAGGGTGATTTCACCACAAGACGTGCAATCATATATACTCTGGATTTCACTTGTAAATTCTATCTCTATGGCCCTGTTACTTCTAGTAGGGTTATTAGGACGGTACAGGTTGATGCATATACTGACCTGCCCGATCAATCCCCTACACGCCAGCAGAGACTTACTGTTACACCAAATCCAACCAGTGCTGATGCTGATGATGATTTTGGTTTCAATGAAGTGACATCATTTTTTGAGGATGCGAAGAACTTTAATCCTGTAACGGGCACCGATGAGTAATTCTATAGATAAGGCCTTGGGTGTGGTTGAATCTTTACCATTGAAAATTCCTCCACAAGAAATTGTGAACAAGGTTCCAGATGAATTGGATGGTGATGAAGTAGATGCTGACTACAAATACCAAAGAGAAAACTTTTATCGGTTGGTGGAACAAGGTTCTACTGCGATTGAGGGGATACTTGAACTTGCGAGAGAAGGAGAGCATCCAAGAGCATATGAGGTTGCTGGAAATCTTATCAAACAAGTCTCAGAAGTTACCGAAAAACTAGGCGACTTGCAAGAAAAAATGAGAAAACTAAAAGAGGTTCCCAATAATGCACCGAAGAGTGTTACTAACGCATTGTTCGTTGGTAGTACTGCTGAGCTGCAAAAAATGCTAAAGGAAAAATAAAGAATTTTATTATGAATAGAGTTAAATATTTTAGACCTGATATTTTTGAATTGGATGGTTTAAATATAAATCCTCCTATAATAGCACCCGGGCAATTAGTTCAAGCATACATGCCTGTAGATAGAACAGGTATATATAATCCTTTTAATATGATGTACGAACCAATTCCAACTGTGGGAAAATTTAATAAGACTTGGGAAGAGTGTTGTATGGATGCAGCCCAAGATTTATGGAAATTAGGAAAACCCGTAGAACTATTTTGGAGTGGTGGGATTGACAGTAGTGGGGCTTTGATAGCACTATTAGAAACTAAATCTGAATCTGACATACTCAATATCCGATACACTAAAGAATCAATTGTAGAATTTCCATTGATGTGGGAGAAAATGGTAAAGGGTAGAAACGATCCTTTACCAGATAAGGTAATGTTAGATGAAACTTTATTTAATAACCATAACATCATCAAAGTAACGGGGGAATGTGGAGATCAATGTTTCGGTAGTGATGCTCTACACAAAAATTTAGATAAACATGATGACGATTGGGAAAGTATTTTTACATGGGATGCATGTAGCTACGGCAGCGGACACACTACCAGTCTATCAACTTATAAATTTAGAATGGAACAGTTAGCTAAAGTTATGTTTGAACATGTTGATTCTGCACCAATAGAAATTAAAACTATATTTGATTTGTTTTGGTGGTGTAATTTTTGTTTTAAATGGCAAGATGTAGATAGCCGTATGATTTTTACATTTACAACTACTACAGAATGGAAATCTACTTTAAGTTTTTTCAACACTGAAGATTTTCAGAGATGGTCAATAGCCAATCATGATATTAAACATGGTGGTACTTGGGAAACATATAAACAGCCAGCAAAAGAATATATATATAAATATTTAAAGGATGAAAATTATAGAAAGAATAAAACAAAAGAGCCTTCTTTAATTAAGATTTTGCAAGGGGCAGTCGATGAAAAATATGATTATGCCTATAGACAAAAAAGAAGAGAAAAACCAGAAAGAATTAAATTAGTTTTGGAAGATGGTCAGTTTTGGAGAAGGAATGAAAAAGTTCCTGCTGAAATTTACGAAGAAATATTAACCTAAATAATATTAAAGGAAAAATAATGTACGAATATAAATGCAAAATTATTAAAGTTATTGATGGTGACACCGCTGATGTAGATATTGATCTAGGTTTTGGTGTATGGATGAAAAAACAGAGAGTTCGTTTCTATGGCGTGGACACACCTGAGTCGAGGACAAGCGACAAAGAAGAGAAGGTCTATGGTCTTATGGCTAAGGAGTTTGTTCTAAACCATCTTCCAATTGGCTCGACACAGACTTTACGCACCAAGAAAGATGGTGTGGGTAAATATGGTCGTATCCTTGGTGAGTTTCTTTATGAATATGAATATGATGGCGTCACTATTAAATCAACAGTCAACGAAGAACTTATTAAAACTCATAATGCGGTTCGTTATTTTGGACAGTCTAAAGATGACATCGCAGAAGAGCATTTACAAAATAGAGAATTTCTTAAATAATGGCTGATAATCAATACCTTGGAAACCCAAATCTCAAGAGGGCAAATGTTGCTCAGAACTGGACGAAAAAGGAACTTGTTGAGTATCAGAAATGTATGGAGAATCCACAATATTTTATAGAAAATTATGTCAGGATTGTATCTCTTGATGAAGGTCTTATACCGTTTAAGATGTATGACTTTCAAAAGGAGATGGTAGGAACATTTCATAGTAATAGATTTACCATTTGCAAACTACCAAGACAGTCTGGTAAGTCCACAGTTATGGTATCTTATTTGTTACATTACGCACTTTTCAATCCCAGTGTTAATATCGCAATCCTTGCGAATAAGGCGGCAACCGCTCGTGACCTACTGTCACGTTTGCAACT